TGGTGCCCCCATTTTTCAGGGTCCTTTGTGTTCCTATAGATAAAATCAGGCCACATAGCTTTCACAAATAATAAAAAGTCATCCTGACATAATTTTATATATTCGATCTGCTTCTTAAGAATTAAGGTTCTTAATTCATCATCTGTTAATTGATCTAATGTACTCATCTCAAAAATTCTGTTTTCTTGGGTCCCTTTATACCATACCGTTTCAGCATACACTACTTCTATTCGACTTGCTATAAACTCTTACAATATACAAGTACCTTGTATATCAACGCGACCAGCGTAAAAAAATTAAGAAAAGCAGGTGGTTTGGTTTTGCTGAGCCTTCTATAGAGAAAACCCGTAGCGCGTTAGCGCTACGAGTTGTTGGTTGTAGTTAGCTACTTAACTTTTCTATTAAGTAACTAAATTTTCTTACAATCCTAGTTTTGAAGTTATCAATTAAAGGGTTGCCATTATTTTCTAGTATTAGCTTTTCTACTTCGCCCTCTAACATTTTATACATAACTTCATAATTTAACTTACTAACCGCGTCAGGTTCTAATTTAACATTTTCAGTAAGTTGAGCATTAGCCGATTGCTCGGCTAATACTTTTGATATGTTCATTGGAACATTAGGCATTATCGTCGCCTATTGCTTTGAACTCATTATATTCAATTTCAGTGCAGAACTGATTGAATAAGTCATTATGTTTTATTTTGAAGTTGGCAGTTTCAAACTTTTTTCTCTTTCGTCTGATTTTCTGCACTCCATAACTACAACCATTCTCGTCTTGAACAATAACTAAGTTTTGTTTTGTTCTCTCAAAAACATCAACCAAGTTTTGTTTCATCTTATCCAACTCTTTAGATAAACGATTGTATTGCAGTTTATTAACAGCATAAGCCATAACGATTTTTTTCTCGTCTGCCTTTAGCTTTCGTATTGCATTACTCATTGTTTTCCTTTGTTAGTGTTAAGTAATATCTTGTCTTATCAGATCCCATACTAAATACAACACAAAAAACCCAATATGAACACAATGTTAATAAGTGTTCATTATGGGTTTTATTTAGACAAAGCTAGAACAAACTAAAAACAGAACCTAAACTAATAATATCCATCAGAAATAATATGTAGATAAATATTAATGGCGAAAACCAAATTAGTCCTCCCACTACTTGTACCCCCTTTTCTTTTTAAACAACGAGATAATCAACAACGAGAGATTTACCACGAGCATGTATAAACGACCTCTTTGCCTTTTTCCATTTGTGCTAAAGCCCAATCGCAGAATTGACTATCTTGTTTAGAATATTCTTTCACACTCTCTTCTTGAAACTGATGTCCCCAAAAAAAGCCACCGCTACAAAACGAGTTTCTAAAATCGTTGTCTACTTCCTTACGCAACTCCATTATGATTTCTTTTGTCAGCACGAGTTCATCATTTCCGTTCATAGCGTCTATGTTATTTGGATTTACTTCGGCAAACTTTTCTTGCATAAAGGTCTGCAACCTTGAATGCTTCCTCCAAACGAAACCGTCTATTGTTGGTTCGTACTTATCTGAATAAACTTTTTTAAAGTCTATCTTCTTGTTTCTTATTTGTCCGTATTGATCTAGTCCCATAGTTCTCCTTTTGTTATCTTTCTCCATTGTCTTATCATATCCCACCTATAAGTCAAATAAAAAAAACTACAGAAGTCTAACCCAGAAGCTCACCCCCCGTGAGATGCTATCCACTTTAGAATAGTTCTAAACAGGCGCACTCCAACGAGAACGAGCGAGAGCTTCACAGCGCTGCCACAAGGGATACTATCAGGAGCCCCAGCACTGGCATGGTAATCTTTGGCCAGAGCAGGGCGAGAATAAAAAGGAACGAGATCACGCGATTCGCCAACCGTCAGTGACGAAGACATCACCACGGATGTCCTGGATGTTGTCCAGCGGCACCTTGAGCCCAGCAGCGATAAGCTTCCTGGCCTTCTCATTAGTTTGAAACGAAGTGTTGAAGAGACCCTCCTCATTCACTACCATCTCTTTGAGATCTTTTCCTCCTGGCAGCTCAGGAGATGCTGCAGGCATTGCTGCGTTTACTATTTCGATGCGTCCTTTTACGAGCTTCTGCATTGCATCTAGATCCTTAATCTTTCCTTCTACAACGGTCACCGTACCGTCATCCTTTATGACATGTGTTTTCATTGTTCTCCTTTTGTTAGTTGTTAACGGGCCAAGCTCAGGCCTGCTTTAAAAGCTATCCTGAGATTGAGCGCTTTGCAGACTTGGTCCGTTGTTAACGGGCCAAGCAATTTTCCTATGTCTAGAGCGACTGCGGTACTTTACATCTTGGCCCTGAATATACATAAGACCAGATGGGAGTAAAGTCAAGAAGAAAGTTTAAAAACTTTTTGTCCACCCAGCGTGGGGTGATCCTGAAGACTGTACTGCAGGATGCACAGTCATTACCCAATTACCAAACGAGAACGAGCTTCGGTGAACGAGAACACGGAGTGTGCTGCCAGGAGATCCAGAAGGGGGCTCAACGGAAAACAATGATAGAAAAGTTGGCCCCCGAGAACGAGAATAAACGAGAATCAGATACCAGACAAGTCCTCACTGGTGATGCTTCCTGAGCCCCTGATTAGTTCTTCCTGTATCCGTTGATCTTTGTCACGAGAACGAGAACGAGCTTCAGGATCCAGCTGCAGGAGATCCCAGATGGCCTTCTGCACCGCTGGCCATTGTATGGGAAACGAGAACGAGCACCGAGGTTTCAGGAGACGAGCATCAGTAATCGCGGACAACGGTCTGTACAGTTGGAAAACTCTCTGCGAGAGGGTCTCATTGCAGATAATTACTATACCACCGTGTTTGATTCGTTTATTAATCCAACTAATTTGCCATTTAGATAGCTTAGGATATCCTACCTTGTCCGATTTAAGTTCAATCCAAAATTCTTTGCCACTCCAACAACCATTTATGTCAGGAATACCATTGATAGTATTAGATTCTACACGAATTAAATGCGGTTTTGTTATGTGTTTTTTTATTCTTTGCCAGAGTTTAGACTCACGCTTCTTCATAAATTATTCAGATCGGTTTAATACTCTTTCAAACTTATAAACACTAGATCTAAGTAAACAATTCCTGTCGGAAAATACAGCAGCTTCTTCATCATAAGAAGCAAATGTCCAAACATATTTATGGTTTTTGTCAAAAATAAATGCATGAGTTATCATCTTGGCTGGCTTTAATTTTTTTACCTCACTTGCCTCCGCATGCCCCGCATCACCGCAGGGATCTAACCAATAAATTCTGTAGTAATAATATTTTTTATTACCCACGAGAGCTTGTTTGTATTTACTTTTCTTCCGTCTTAACATTAATTTTACCTAAGTTTACGTTGAGATCAGCGTTATGCACCTCGTTAAAAACAGTAATGAAGGAAGTCCAATTATGACTTACTAGATAATTTTTTTGTCTCTGGCTCAACTTCGATCGTTTTGGCGTTGAAACCATCGATCTTGTTTGAAAGCTCTGTGAGTTTCTTCTCAAGCTCTGCACGTGACATACCCTCCAATCCTGATACTTTTACTTCTTTCTTATCAACATATAAACCAGCTAATTGTCCTGATCTATATTCAGCATTTATAGCTGACGCATATTGTTTATCTTCAAATGCATTGTCAGCATATTTTTCTAATCTTTTGTATCTACGCAGTCTGTCTTTTTCGTATTTGGCCTTAGCTTTTTCAAGCTGTTGATCCATATATTTCACTACGTGTGGATTGTGTCGTCTTAAAGTTAATCTACTTCCAATGTCGGAAAAGTTCTTATCGTTCTTTGCTTCATAGCCAGCTCTTTTACAGGCCTCAGCTTTTGTAATCTCACCCCAATTCGCTACAAGTATATCTACAAACTTTCTTTGTTTAGGAGTCAAATCGTCTATAGTTCTAAGTGCTTTTGCTTTTAATGCCATTAATAATTCTTTGGTAGTTTATTTTTATAAGTTTGTAATTTATTTATATCTTTCATAGTCATGCCTTTAGGGTTCAAAAAACTTTTTGTTCCTTGCATTTGTATAGCAGTTGCCATGTCAGATTTAGCACCAGCTCTTTTATTTTTTGAAAGTTTTGGCTGCAGCTTAGTGAGTTTAGATATGTTTCTGCCGCTACGTTTCATATAGCTTTTAGCAGCGTATTTGATACCTTTAGTTAGAAGTCCACCTAATAATAACTTTGGTTTGCCACCTCTAATTATATAAGGGGTTTTTAATACATCACCTATAAGATTTATAACTGGAGTTTTTTTACTTCTTTTCTCTCGTTCTCGTCTTTCTCGTTCTCTTTTTTTAATTTCATCTCTTTTTGTTGGCATTATTTTTTTCCCTTCCCTCTTTTGAATGCTTTTCTTATACTTAGCTTATCTAAACCAATCAAGTCCTTGACTGCATCTTGAAACCTCGCTGTAGATGTTTGTCCATAACCACCACCTATATCAAGCATTGTTTTAGCGCTTAGTTTATTGTTACTTATAGAGTAAGTTCTACCACTTAATGTGCTCTTCTGTAATGATTGTTTCTTAATAGGGACAGGGCCTTTACCACCACCAGCATGAATATTGTATTTATCCAAGCTTTTAGTAAGCTTCCTGCCTTTAGTTGCAGCAGCCTTTTTCTTGGCTCTTTTGATTGCTGCTTTTATAATTGTTTTAGCTATTACCATAATTTTACGGGGCGGGTGTTATCAAGATCATCTTCAGCAATGTCCCAAGTTTTGCCACCCACCGCAAATTCTATTATATAGATTATTTTAACCCCCGACTAGGTTACCCAAACTAACATTTTTGCACTACGCAAGGAAATATTGATATTGTGGTGTATCCAGATACACCACGGATACACCTACGGATACACCT